ACCGTCATCAAGCACATCGCGGAACGTATTGCGGAACGCGCTTTGAATGTCGCTGGCGGTATCCTCGAAGATTTGCGCGACCTCGCTGCCGCTGTCACCTAGTTTTTCAACTGACTTGTCCGCCTCGTCCGTGCTATTGCGAAGTTGATCCATGTTCGACTCAAGACGGCGGGTGACTTCTAAGACGGTCGGGAGTTCTTCAAACTCACCAAATACACCTGACGAAAACGACGAACCACCGCCGCTACTACCACCGCCAACAGCCGATTCAGTCTCGCGCAGGAAAGCAAGTTGTGCGTTGACTTCCTTGAGAATCTCGGCTCGTGATTGGACAGCCTTGTTCTGCTCTTCTACTGTCGGCGTGAAGGTTTCCAGACTTTCCCTTGCTTCTTCCTGTTTTTGCTTCAGTGTCTCTAGCTGGTCTATAACCGCTTCACGCTGTCCTTTCAGTGCTTCCAGATTCGGACCGCGAGCACCGCCTTCACCTCGCTGTGCCTGCGCAATATTCTCTTGAATGGTTGAGAGACGTTCGCTTAACTCTTGGATTCGGTTCGCTCGCGTTTCGATTTCATCACGCAACGCGGATATGCCGAAATCGCCTTCAACCAATCGACCCGCCGCAAATCCGATTTGCTCACCAATCGTTCCGATATTCGCGGCAACTTGCGCCCCTCTCTCCGCAAGAAACACCATGCCACTGATGAAGCTATCAAACCCCCTCTGGAAATTCGGGTCTTGCAGCAGCTCGTTGATGTCTTGGACGGAACTACGAAACGCAGGAAGGCCACTTTCTTGTGTAAGAAGTTCATTGACCGAGTTGGACAACTTCGTGAAATCGCCCGAAAGATTATCCGCCGCCTTGTTTGCCTCCTCTTGCGCTGCTGTATTCTTCTCCCATTCAATTCCTGCTTTTTCAAGCGCACGACGCAAGGTGTCTGTATCTTGACTTAAGGCGCCAAGTACACCAGCGACCTCGGTACCCGAGAGATTCAGACGGTCAAGCACTTGCGCTTGCGACAGACCCGCTTTTTCGGTCTCATCCAGCGCATCAATGAACGTCGTAAGTGCTTGAACAGTGTTCTGCTCAAAGGTGCGCGCAAACTGCTCGCCGGTCTGGCCGGTAATCTGCTCAATCGTCTGAAGGCTCTCGCCGCCTTCGCGAATCGCATTTTGCAGCTCGCGCAACGTGCGGAAAACGGCACTGCCAGACGATTCGGCTCTTTGGCCTAGTGCGGCTAGTGCTGCCGACAAGCCGGTGACTTGTTGCGTGGTGAGGTTGAAAGAGGACGTGCGCGAGCCGAGGAACTGCGAGAAACGGACGATCTCAGATTCGGTGGCGGCAAAGTTGTTGCCCAAGCCGACCAAGGCGGAACCGAGACGATCCACATTGCTAGTTGCCTCACCAGTAACATTGAGAAGCCGAGCAAGACTGCGTGCGCCCTGCTCACCTGCAATGTCCGTGGCGAGTTCCAATTGGCCCAGCGTACGGGTGAAGCGTTCTATGTTCTTAGTGCCCTGCACACCCAACTGGCCTGCTGCAGTAGCAAAAGACAGCAACCGATCAGTGGTGATGGGAATATCTTGACCAATATCTTGGATGTTCTTACCAAGGTTGGTCAGAGAAGAACCCGCAATGCCAGTCGTCTTGCTGATCTCAGTCAGCTGCTTCTCGAATTGCGCCGTCTGGCGGATGGCTTGCACGAATGCAATACCCGCCACCGCTGCACCAACACCCGCAATAGCAGGCGCGGCACTGCTGGCCGCTGACCGCAATGACTCCAAACGAGAACGGAAACGCCCGGTCGCGGTATCCGACTCATTCGCCCGATCCTTGAGCGTAGACATGCTGGACGACACACCCGCCAACGCGGTCTGCGCTTGGCGTCCGTCCACTTTGACACGAATCGGGATTTCACGAGCCATCGGATTTCACCTGGACGCTGTTGTCGCCTTGCTGGTGACTCAAATAGGTCTGGTCCTGTGCTTGGACCAAAGCCCACAGGTCATCAAAATCATCGGGATCGTCTATGCCGTGGCGTCTGGCCCACTCGTGGACCGCCATCCACGGGATCGGACCCGAACCACTCATGCCCATCGGACGAGAGGTGTTGAGCTCGATGAACGCACGGCGGTACAGAGCAAGACTATCGGGCACCTCAGGCCAATTCTCCAAGACATTGAGCGCCCACTTGGCCCCATTCTTAGCACCCTTTTGCAGCGCCCGATAGTCGTTGCCCGAATACCTCAGCTCGTAGTAGAGCGCGTCTTGGAGTTTTTTCGGTCAGCTTCACGCTGCTCCAACCGGAAGTTGGCCAACTCCTGCGCCTGTTGCTTGATCTCCGTAAAGAGATCAGGTAGGTCTGTAAAGAGCTTGACGATGTTCTCTTCGGTGCAATCGAGAACATTGCCCTTCTCATCCGTCACGCCTTCCCAGTCGATAATGACTGCGCGAGCATAGACACGCGCCTCCAATTCGCGTGCCTTGCCCTCTTCCAGCAGGTTCTGCTGAATCTGGCGGCGGTACGGCTTCATCACCGCATCAAGTGCGCGCTCAAATCGCGTATTCGAGCCACCCGCGCGGCGAATCCACATACGGACGCCTTCGGGAAACTCTACCTCAACGCCCGCATCACGCTCTTTCTTTTGGTCCGTTCCGTATAGATCGTAAAGACTCATGGTTCACCTTTTAGGACGAGTTCAGCCGAGTCACCTGCATCGTCTTGTCGTAGGACTCACCCGGCTCTGCTGAAAAGTCGAACTGCAACGTCACGTCGTCATCCGGCCCAGGCACATTACCCGGCTCGTTGGTCAACGCGACCTGCGGGAACTCAATGACATACCCCTCGCCGTTACCGTTATCCAACGCCACGGCCAGGCCGAACTTGGTGAAGTCCACGTAGTCTTGGAGGCGCGACCACGTATCATCGTCCAAGAAGAACTGGAGCGAGCCGGTCACATCCATGCTGCCCAGGCCAATGTCGAACGCTTCCAGATTGCCCAGCGAATTTAACCGACGCGGGTTCATATTCGCCTGGAAAGAGAACGAGCTGGACTCACCCGAGACAAGCGTGTCGTCGATAAAAATACCCGTCACGTGGTCAATGGCATTGAACGCCTCTGTACTCGGCGCATCATTGACCGTGCCATCACCCGACTTACTGCTTTTCGTCTCAAACGACTTGCCTTGGAACTGGAATGAGCCGGTGATGATGCTGTCGGTCGAGAAGTCCAGCGACCACTGACCGATGCGTGCGCCCGTAATCAGCTTGAACTTGCTGGATAGATCCAGATGCTCTAACTGCAAAGCCATCGACGGCTTGTTGGTGCCATTGCGGATGTACGAGCCGTCCATCGTGATGGTATTGCCCGCCGTCTCGTCCGCCGGGACATTGTTGGCAACCACCAACTCGCCAGCATTGGATTGGCCAACATCGCTGGCCTTGTACCAACCATTGATGCTGGTATCTGCAAAGCCATCAATATAGACCCACTGACCCTTGTCGATATTGGTCGTGGTGAAGTCCACAGCTGACGAAGAGACGAACTTGTTGTTCGCCTTATCCGCCGAAATGTCGCTAGCGGATACCGACGCCGCCGTACTCCAAGTCGAGCGCATGAGCTGCTTGATGAACGTATCAAAAGTCTGCCCCGACAGCTCGATATTGAGCGTTGCCGACGACTCAAAACCCGTACGCACCGTGCCACCGCGTTGCGCGTCGCCCCGGACCTCATTGGATCGCGTCGTGTTGGTACTCACACCAAAACTGCCGCCCGTGTGGCGGATTTTGGTGAACGCGCTATTGGGAACCGTACCGAACGTGGATTCCTCCACGAACGAGATTTCCACAAGAGAACTATCTGCCATTTCCGATCTCCTCACTCAAGACGGTTAATCCGTCAGGTCGAACTCAAACTCAGTTGTGCTGTTGGCTTGCCACCACGCCCCGTCGGGACCAACAAACTGCGGTGGCGTCGTTGCCCTCAATCGAACGCCGCTATCGGTCACACCGCGCAGCGACGCCGCAATGTCATCAGCAATTTCATGTGCCGAACCATCTCCTTGGCCAGTTGGAACGAATATCTGGCAAATCACCACGCCCGTCTGACGAAACCGCCGCGATCCCGGCGCGCCCAGACTTTGCTGCTGCGCTGCACCCGGACGAATCGAAAACCGAACCCAGGGTCTGGGATTACCGTTGTTGTCCGTTGCCTCCTGCACGATATTGCCGTTCGTGTCGATCAATCCCTCGACGTTATCAAACGCAATAGGATCACTCCGGCGGTTGTGGTATTCCATCTTAAACCGCGAGCGAAGCGTATTGGCCGCTTGTTTGAAATCCGTCATCGGCGACGCTTCGCAACCTCTTCACTCAAAATCATAGGCACTTCTGGCAGCACTACACTGACCATGCCATTCGGCGCTTGATTCGACCGCCCATCTTCGAGAACACCAATATAGCTTGCGCCGTTGTTGATATAAGCAACCTCGCTCAAGCTGTATTCATTGACAAAAGAACTGTTCGCGGGTGGATTGCCCCCTGGCGTGCCTTGGTCATTGCGATTCAGCGTGACTAACCACGAATTTTGTGCGAAGCCCGTATCCACCGGGGTCAATTCACGCAAAAGTCCTTCAGTACGAACGACCGTCGCGCCAATCGCGCCCTCGACCACATCGCCCACGAACTGCGTGGACTCATTGATACCCTGTATATCGACGCTCATTCGTCACTCCCTCAGCTGCACTCGATAGAGTGCGACCTTCTCACCACTGTAAATCGGCTGGACACGAACAACACTCCACGTATCGCCATCAAAGCGAATGCTGTCATTGCTCGATGGGACTTGTGATACCGATGGTGCAGGCAAACCGACAAAAGTATCGCCCGTTTGAATCAACGAGCCATCAACGCGCGACAAATCCAACTCTTGCGGCGGGACCGCATTCACTGATTCCGTTGTCTCCGTCTCCGTTGTTTGGCCTGTCGTCGGATCATATGACTGCGTGATCCTGACATGCGTGATTTGCTTGCCTAATTCATCGGCCAACTCGACCGCCGTCGCACGCAAATCCGCATCGAGTCCGCCCGTCATTCGCGAAACCCACTGGCGAAAATCGCGCGCTCCTGGCGCTTAGCACGACGTTTGGCACGCTCTCGGCTTTCCGCATTACCCGCCGTAAATCCAAACTTCTTGCCCGTCGTACCAAACTGAAAAGCGGGACGGCCATTTTTCGTCGTACGGCGAATCGGCATTATTCCTCCACGACTTCGTATCCGGCATCTTCAAGCAATACCCGCGCTTCATCCTTGCTTTGCGGCAATCGGGTAATACCCAGTTCATCGCGAACACGACTACGAACCGACATCCACTTACCCGAAATATCGAATTGTGGTCTTGCGCTGAGGCTTTCCGTCAGCGGCTTTTCGTCAATATCAACCCAACCGCGTGACTGAAGTACTCCAGCGCGCCGACTCGGCACGACATGCACCTCGTATTCTCCCTTACGGTTGGGATTGGGACTTCGCAGTCGCTTCATACTTTCCCCTTCAATAAGCGGAGGCTGGCACTAGGCCAGCCCCCACTCCGTCGCTTAAGATCAATCAGCCCAGCAACAGGCCGATGTGCTCAGGCTTCACCGCGCGGGTACCCCAAACGAGCCCAACCTCGAACTTGACGCGACGATACTGGCGGTACATCGCGACTTGGAACGAGATGCCCGTCTGCGGGTCCGTGACCTCCGTCACATCATCCGCCGCATCACCGCCCTCCGGCATGGCCGGGGCACGAGTGACCAGGTGGATGGCCGAGCGGTGGAACGCCAAGTTCGCGACATAGTTCGACGCACTGTTGTTGATGCTCACCGTCTCGCCACCCGACAGGGCGGACTGAAGACCGGGGTCTTGGATGACAATGGGATCACTAGTCGACCCGACGCTGGATTTGACCACGTACTGGTGATCGCCTCCGAAGTCGATCACATCACCGGCATTCAAGCTGATGCTCGTACCGCTGATCGAGATTGAAGTCGCGCCAACCGAGTGCGACCCATCAACGGTCACGGAATTGATCGATCCCGCCGTATGCGTGGTGATGCCCGCCGATTCGCGCAGCGCGAATCCGTGGACATCATGAAGAACGCCACGGCGAACCGGATCGGTTGAACCGGCACGGTCCACGTCAGTCACTTGCGTCAGAGAGCGCAGATTTGCACCCGCCGACGTATCCATGACCATATTCAGGCCACCGTCCGCCGGCGCACCGTTGTCCTTGAGAATCTTGAGGACTTCGGCGGCATCCGACAGGTCCGACCCGAACGGCGTGGTGCCAGCGGTGCCATGAGCTCGCGAAGCACGGGTGTACTCAGCGGCAATATCGCTTTCGACCTCGTTGACCAGCGCGCGCATCGCCTGAGCGAAACGATCCCGCTGGACCGATTGCAGCTGACCAGAAAGCGCAACACCGCGCTGCTCCTCACCCGTCCAGCGAACCGGCGCGGCCTTGGCCTTACTGAGCGTCATGGTGACGTTATCGACCGTGTTATCGCCCGAATCCGCCGGATCATCACCAGGCGTGATGGTCTCCGTCGAAATCGGAGGAACGATGTGCGAGCTGATCGTCTGGTCTTTAGCCGCACGCTCCGCGTTGGAGTCACGGCTAACGGAAGGAATGAACCCGGTAAGTTCACGAGACACCACATCGAGCGCCTCGTAGACCGTCGGGATCACATTGGACAATGTATTTGCCATTGCTTAATCCCCTTAGAGTTGAACAAAAAATTGATCGACACTCGGCCTCGCCGACGTTTCGATAGGTGTCCCGTCGGGACGTTAATCGACTACCTTACCCCCGTCGCGAATGAACTTCATTCGACTTTCGGGGTCCAGTTTATCGAACTGTTCGCGCTTGATCTCCTTTTGGTTGCCAGAGGCACCACCAGAGCCACGCGCGCCACTGCCGCTTGGTTTCGGCAGATAATCTTGGCCTTCCTCGCTAGAGACCCAATCCTTGACGAATTGGTCAAGCGAGACTTCGCCCATGTCCGTGTCAACGACCGCCTGGAGACTGCCGTTGTCATCCTCGGACACTTTAACCTGATCGGAGAGAAGGCGCTTTGCGCCTTTCATCAACCCAGGTGTCGTCACGCCATGCTTTTGCAATGCATCCGTGAGTCCGTTATCAACAACAAGCTGGCGCACCTGCTGATCCTTTGCCTTGATCTGTTCGTCACGTTGCTCAATCTCCTTTTGATAACGCTCTTCCAATTGCTTACGCACCTTGGCGGCTTCCTGCTTGCCCTGATCATCGTTGCCTGCTTCGTTGTTCCCCGATCCATCACCGCCATTGCGGACGCGCTCCAACGCTTGCTCCAGCGTCTCTTGGTCCACGTCATCAGGGACCAATTGCGCCTTCTCCTTGAGTTGGTCGCGCTCTTTTCGCAGCTTTTCTCTGTCGGACTTTTGCTTTTGCAGGCTGCTCTTGAGTCCTTGCACATCCGGGTGGGAATCGACCCCCTCAATGGATAGCGTGTAGCTACCGTCCTCTCCTTGCTCGTAATAATCAGCCATCCCCTCGGGAAGCTGGTCCTCACTCTCTACGACTGTCGGAATCGGCATCGCCGGTCCTCCTATTGCCCCGCTTCACGGGTGGTTGCTACATTGAATGAATGCCTCGGAAACTCGTGCTCACCGATCAGCAGATCGTGGACCTGCTCACGCAGCAGGCCGACAAGCTACGCCAGTACCGAGGTGAAACGGCGGAGGGCGAGGCGGCGCTTCGCACCGTGGAATACCTCACCCGAACGACGGACGAACGGCTGTTCGTCTATTTACACGTGCGGGACCATTGCAGTCCCGATCTGATCAGTTACGTG